TTGATTACGAACTTGCCGAGAAGATTACTGCTCAAAATCTGCTTGAAACATATCAGAACTTCAAGGATCGCATCAGTGAGATTGAAGCCGGCGGCCGTCCTGCTATCTTTGAGTGGGAAGACATTCAAGCAGACAGGGCTGAGATTCAGAAGCGCATCGATGCTCTCAAGTTGTTGCTTGATTGGTATTGCACTCCTGATCAACTGAAAGAAATGGGATTGAAAGACAATGCCTAAGTATCTTGTTGAGACCATTGACTTCTTTCGCATGCGATACGTTATCGAATGTGAAAGCGCAGAACATGCCAAAGACGTCGTGACGATGAAAGAAGCCGAAGAGTTCAGTCAGTTACATCTTAACGAGACGATCACTTCTACTCGCGTAATTGATGATGCTGAGTATCTTCGTTTGTTCGACGAGGATAATGCCTATTTGAAAGATTGGTCAGAAGAACAGAAATTTAATTATGTGCACGAGGTTAATTACGATACTGCAAAGCCAGATATGAAAGAACTCGATCCTGATCTACGCGATTGGGAATACGATGGTTGCGGAGTAAAAGTCTGGAAAGGCACAATGGATCTTTATGATGTAGAAAACAACGGAACAGGAATTCAAGTCTAATGTTATTTGCTTTTATAGTGTTCATTATTGGCTTTGCGGTGTATGGTATCCTTACCAATAAAACTACTCCAGAGGAGCGCGATGAAATGTTAAACGATAAGGAAATGTGGCCGTGAATGTATTTGTATTAGATACTGATCCTGTCAAAGCAGCTCAGCTGCAGTGTGACAAGCATGTAGTCAAGATGATTGTCGAGAGTGCTCAGATGCTTTCGACTGTACATCGTATGCTCGACGGCGAGCAGTGTCGTATTCCTTCAAAGTCTGGTAAGACGATGTCGAAGGCATGGACTCTGCCTGACGAACGTGAAGATACATTCTATCGTGCAGTGCATATGCATCATCCTTGCACGATTTGGACTGCAGTCAGTAATAACAATTACAATTGGCATTGGATACACTTCGCTGCGCTTTGTGACGAGTACACGTATCGCTATGGCAAGGTTCATAGCACTGATACGCTGTTACGAGAAGCACTCAAGCAATTGCCGACAAATATTCCGATTGGCTACAAAACTCAATTTCCATTGGCCATGAAAGCCTTTCCTGAATGTATCGATTACAGCGACATCGTAGGATCTTATCGTAAGTTCTATCAGACAAAGCAAGAACGATTTAAGATGGCTTGGACCAAACGCCCTATTCCAGAATGGTTTGCTGTCGCAGCCTAACAACATAAATAGAAGTAATACGGCCGCTCCAGTAGAAATACTCGGAGCGGTTTTCTTTTATTTAATAAATAGATGAAAGGAGATATAATTATGGCAGGAGCAGCAGCGGAGAGACAAGAAACCGGGTTTGTAAAGGCTTTTGACGATGCATTTAAAAAAAATCAAAAGAATCCTATTACACTTGTAGTAGGAAAAACCACTTTAAACTCTGTTATTGCCGTAAAAAAATATACTGGTAGGCAGACTGGCGGATCTGAACCATATACAGATGTACAGATTTTTATGAAAAATAATACATCTGTAAATATTTCTATGAAAGGTGAAGCTGCACCATCTTTAGCAGGCGGCGGATTAAAAGGTCTTGAATTAGCGGTTCCTGGTATAGCCAAAAAATTTATGAATGCTGCTTATAAGCATCTTAAAAATACTATCAAATTAAAAGATGGTCAAAAAGTTCCTGACGTTTATGGTAAGATTAATATGGCTGACAAGAAAAAAATTGTTGTAGGCAATATAGCAATGGGAGGCCCAATCGACTATATGTATATTGGTAAAATGGATGTTGGTCAAAATTACGATGATAAAACAGCAACTCTTACTATTACAAATGCCAAGCTTATAGAAGCCACAACATATGCCGACGATCATGAACTGTATTTTAGGTTGAGAGCAAGAAGAGAAGATCAACGTTTTGATTTAACGGCTAAAGACTCTTATGGTACTCCTAAAATTTATGGAAAGTCTCCATCGAAAGGCGATAGCGCAGGACGTATAGTTGTTACTGATAAAGTTCCATCACAAGCAGTTATAGTAAAATTATAAAAATAAACATGTACATTTTATCAAAACTATGGTAGAGTAAACTATGATAAAGAAACGATTCAAAGAGTTTGTTGGTTCAGGTACGCTTACGATATTCGATATTGATGAGACGCTCTTCCATACGTATGCTAAAGTTGCTGTTGTGAAAGATGGAAAGACAGTTCGTACGTTAGATAACCAAGAGTTCAACACCTACAAGCGTAAGGATGGTGAAACCTACGACTTCGGAGAGTTTGCAAATGCTGAGGTGTTTCGCAAGTCATCGAAGCCAATCACTCGAATGATTGCTAAAACGAAGGCGATCTTTGCCAACTCTCTGAAGAATCCTCACAGTCGAGTGATTATCTGTACTGCGCGAGCTGACTTCGATAACAAGGATATCTTCCTTCAGACATTTCGCGATCATGGTCTACCTATCGATAATATCCACGTCGAGCGTGCTGGTAACCTGAAGATCGACTCTTCGGCAGAAGCCAAGAAGATCATCTTTCGAAAGTATATAAATACTAAGAACTACGTAAAGCTTCGCTTGTTTGATGATGCTCCTAGCAATCTTCAGGCATTTCTTTCGTTGAAGAAAGAATTTCCGAACATTACGTTCGAAGCTTTCTTTGTAAACCCTAATGGATCGGTAAAGACAGTAAGATGAAATCTTTTAAGAATTACATTGCTGAAGCAACAGATGATAATCGCAAGATTGTTGATAAGCTCGAGAAGACTCGTACTTCTATGCATAGTCATTGGAAGCGTGGAGGTGAATCATATCACAAACATGCTCTTGGGCTAATATACCGCTATAATGATCTAAAAAATAAGTTGCGCGACACACCAGAAGGCAATCAGCACTGGAAAGAATATTGCGCTAGGCATAAATTTGATACATCCCATGAGGGTCATGATCACTATGCATAAGAGGATTAAATGACCACATTCAAAGCTTTCCTCGCAGAAGAGTTGGACGAAAGCAAACTCAAACATCTTGAGCATGCTGAAGATCACGTAATCAATGCTGGTCATGAAGGCTTTTCGCATGCCTATCACAATCTGAAAGATGTGCATGATAAGTTGACTGGTAAGAAGAACGATACCAAAGTTACCATGAAGTATGACGGTTCTCCTTCTGTGGTGTTCGGGCGGCATCCTCAAACTGGTCGATTCTTTGTCGCATCAAAGTCAGCCTTTAATAAGAATCCAAAGATCAATTATACAGAAGACGATATTCAGAAGAATCATGGTCATGCTCCGGGTTTGGTGTCAAAACTGAAAGCCGCTTTACAGCACCTTCCGAAGGTCACACCGAAGAAAGGTGTTTTCCAAGGCGATATTATGCATACGCCTGACGACGTTCATGACAATGATGGTCGAGTGCACTTTACTCCCAACACCATTACGTATTCTGCTGCGAAGGCATCGGCACAAGGAAAGGCTGCATTGAACTCGAAGGTTGGTGTTGCTGTTCATACCAAATATAATGGCAACAATCTCGAAGATATGCAAGCCGAACACGGCGCTGAACTCAACGATTTTGGAATGCATAAAGATGTACATTTGATTTCTACTGCACATCGCCTCGATAATATCAAGTACACACCGGCACATCGAGAGAAGTTTGCAAAGGCGATGGCTGCGGCTGCTGCTGCAAATAAGAAAGCAAAGCCTGAAACATATGAAGCGATTAAAGGCCATGAGATTCCTCTGAAGACTTACATCAATCATACCGTTCGTACTGGCACGAAACCGAGCGTAGAAGGTTTTATGAATCACTATATGAAGTCGCATCAGAAGAAGGTTGAAGGTGTGAAGACAGCAGCATCGAAAGCAGCTAAGACTTCTGCGATGGAATCAGATATTGGCCACGTTCAACGTAATCGTGCACACTTTCAAAACGTGTTAAATCAACATAAGGCCTTGCAAAAAGCTAAGAGTGTATTAACGAATGCCCTTTCGAGCAATTCAGAATTTGATCATAGCATTAATGGAAAGAAAGCAAAGCCTGAAGGTTTTGTAGTAGTCAGACATAATCGTCCTACTAAGTTTGTTGATCGTGCTGAGTTCTCGGCAGCCAATTTTAATAGGAATAAAGCAGTATGAAATCCATTCATATTACACAAGGAAGATTTAATCCTGTCCATGCTGGACATGCGATGGTTGTGAAACATGTGATGGATTCTGCTAAAGCAGAAGGTGCTGATCATAAGATCTTGACGACTGGATCTCATGATGCCAAGAAGAATCCTTTGACACCTGAGCAGAAGGTGAAGCATCTTTCTCGTGCTGTCAAAGGCGCGAAGGTTGAAGCGATGGGTAAGGATCATCCTACTCTTTTGCATCAAATGACAAAGCTACATAAAGCTGGTTACACACATGTCACAATGCATGTCGGTTCTGATCGCGTCAACGAATTCCACAAGCTTTTGCATCAGTACAATGGTAAAGATCTGAAGCACGGACACTACAACTTTAAAAGTATCAAAGTCAAATCTGTGGGTGGTGAACGTAAGGAAGGCGGAGACGGAATCGAATCTGCTTCTGGCACAGCTATGCGTAAGCATGCTGCAGCAGGTGACAAAGAATCATTCCATAAGATGTCGCCATCTGGAATGAGTAAAGCGCATAAAGATGAATTGTATCATGATGTTCGTAAAGGCATGGGCACAAACGAATCATTTATTATGAGATTTAAAAACTGGATTGGTTGACCTGTTAAAGTTTCCTTGTTATAAATAGGTTTGCGGTTAGGCTACGGCAATCCCGTTTGTGTAACAGATAAGCCCAAGGGAAACTCTGATGGAAGATAAGAAAAATAAACCGGTCGATAAACAACAATTAAAAAGCCCAACCGGTAAGTCTGTAACTGGCAAGCCACTTGATGGTATCGAGATCCGTCCTCAGCTCAAGGGTCTCGGCAATCGCCAACACAACGAGAATGCTGTAGTCCTAACTGACACCTTAGCTGAGAAGAAAGCTCTGACACTCGTTCAGCGCCAACGCAGAGCTCGCATCTTAAGAGCCAAAGAACCAAAGATGCAGAGAGCGAAAGAAGTTGCACAGCATAGACTCGCCTCAGATGAAAAACTGAAGGCTCGAGCAATCAATAAAGCAAGAAATATCGTCAAGATGCGATTTTCAGCTCGTCGAGGTACACCTTACACCGAGCTCACCACATCTGAAAAGATTCAAGTCGATAAAGTAGTCGATAAAAAAGTCGCACTGATTCGAAAATTAGCTGCACGACTTTTGCCTTCGCTTCGGAAAGCAGAAGTCAATCGTTTGGCTTCATTCCAATCTGGAGCAAAGCTGCAGCATGCGACTGCTGGTCCAGTCAACGAAGAATTCAATAATATCGTCGAAAGCCTTGATAGTAAGACTTCGATGCAACTTGTCGACATCATCAATGATTCGATCGATGCTTTGAACGAGAACGATAACTCGCTGGGCATCACGCTGAAGAGACTGCTGAATGCAGTTCTTCCTGAAGATGCCACAACTTCTACTCTTATCCAAAAAGCCGAAAGAACTGGTATACCGTTCTCAACCCTCAGAGAGGTGTTTGAGCGCGGTTCTTTTGCGTGGGAAAATGACGGCAAAGCTACGCAAGAACAATTCTCTTTTGCAAGAGTGAATAGCTATATTGCCAAAGGCAGAGCTTGGACACTCGATGCAGATCTTCGCGAAGAGAAACTTATCAACGATAAGCTCGATAACGTCTTCGAAGCCTATCATACTGGTTTAAGCCCAGCGACTGCCAAGAAGCGTGAAGCTCATTGGAAGAAGATGGAAAAGTATTCAGACAAAGATGATCGTGCATATCAAGATGCGCCCGGTGACAAAGCAGCTCGGAAGAAGCCGATGCCACAATCTGTACATACGAAGAAGTATCATGCAATGTATGGAGAAGATGTCAATGAAAGCTTATGGGCGAACATTCATGCCAAGCGCAAGAGAATTAAAGCTGGATCTGGTGAACGCATGCGTAAGCCTGGAGAAAAAGGTGCTCCATCTGCAGCAGGTATTCAATCGGCTCAAGAATCTGCACACAAAGAAACTGCTACACAAGAGCGTCAAGAAATGCAGTATATGAAGCGTAATACTGGCAATAAAGAAAAAGATGTAGATCCACAGCATATTCAGCGCGCTCACGATCAGATCAAGAAGAAGATTGTCGACGAGTCGAATCGCGAAGTCGGTACGAAATCTCTTGTGAAGAAGTATCAGAAAGAAACTCCTGGTCAAGAAAAAGCAGATATTAACGAAATATTTAATACTACTTTTGCAGAAGATATCGAAAGAAGAGGCGACTTCAGGCTAGTAAAGGTTCGCACTCCAAAAGGATATGTTTTCAGAAAAGTTCGGAAAGAAGTAGATATTGAGAAAGACGCCGAATGATCGGATTTAAAGAATTCATCGCTGAGCGCGGAGAAGATTCGAAAGGTCATTTCATTGCCACCGAGAAGGGTGCAGGAATGACAACGAAGGGTGTAAAAGCCTATCGTGCAAAGAATCCAGGATCAAATCTTCAAACGGCCGTCACAGGTAAAGTCAAGCCAGGATCAAAAGCTGCCGGAAGACGTAAGTCGTTCTGTGCTCGTATGAGCGGCGTAAAAGGTCCAATGAAAGACGAGAAAGGTCGACCGACCCGCAAAGCAATGTCTCTGCGTAGATGGAAGTGTAACTGATGGAAGAAGTAGTAAATCCACTTAAGGTAGCATTTGCTGATAGTTATGCTTTCTATGTAAAGGCACAGAACTATCACTGGAATGTCGAAGGCCCACTGTTTTATATGTATCATGATTTCTTTGGTAAGATCTATGAAGAAGTTGGAGGCGCAATCGACGCTTTTGCCGAAGAGATTCGTGCTCAAAACGCATATGCTCCAGGAGCATTTAGTAGGTTCAAAGAATTGACAAGCATCGAAGATGATGTTCTTATTATTAAACCAGAACAAATGGTAACTAATCTTTTTGTCGACAATGCCAAGGTTCTTGCTTCGCTTCAAGCAGCTCGCGATGTAGCGGATAAGTACAAACAAAACGGTCTCGTTAACTTCATTGAAGAGAGACTCGATCAGCACAACAAACATGCATGGATGCTCCGCGCATCTATGAAATCATAAATAGATTTAAAATAACGGAGCAATAAATGTTAACTAATAAAATCACAGGATTCAGCGCTGATCTCCTCAACACAGTTAGAGGTATTCTCGGAGAAGCGAAAAAGTGCCCAGCCGATTGCGAGTGCGAAAAGTGCGAAGCAGAAGAGATGGAAGAAGGATATGCAAGCGCGGCGCAACGTAAAGCAGTATGGGCAAATCGAGCAGATGACGGCGCTGGTCATCCAGATAAGAAGAAGAAATTAAAAGAAGAAATTCTGGAAATGGTCAACGAAGCTTCAAGCGGCCTTGCCGATAAAGCGAAGAAATCTGGCGTATCTTTATCGACTTTGAAAAAAGTATATGCTCGCGGTATTGCTGCTTGGAACAGTGGCCATCGTCCCGGTACAACTCCTCAACAGTGGGCCCACGCTCGAGTGAATTCGTACATTACGAAGGGCAAAGGCACATATCATGGTGCTGACAAAGATCTTCGTAGTGAAGGCACTGATATGCCATTCGAAGGTCCTTACAAAAAAGCTGGCGAAGAGCGCAAAGATCAATATGGAAATAAAGTAAAGAATGTTGCCAAGTATCTTGCAAAGAAGGCAATGAAAGCCAACGAAGAAGCGGAGCATAATAATTGCGGAACTCCTGAATGCTGCGGGCAGTGCGACACCGCTGGACAGATCGATGAAACTGCAAAGATCGTTGCTCATCTTCAAAAGCGTTATGGCGACAACATTCGTAAGAGTCACGTTCGTTCGGCTGCCAACGATTTTGGTGTCGATGCATCGAAGTTGGCGAAGGCAGTTCGTACTAAGTTGGGTAAAAATATGCTTGACGAAGAGGATGATGGCTGGTATACCCATTCTCAGATGCACGGTTCAAAGAAAAGTGAAAAGCACCCAAAGGGCATTTCGGCTGCTGAATGGAAATCTGGTATTAGATGGCATCATGGTAAGAACAAAAGAATTAATATCAAAGAAGAAGCTGAGCAGATCGATGAATTGAGCAATACATATTCCGCTCCGGCTAAAGTTCCGCAAAAGATGATTAAGCCCGAAGCGGCTCGTAGAATGGCCAATACAGCTAATAGAAAAAACATGTCCGACAAGGATGTTGAAACCGTTCTATTCAATCAGGGACACGGTCGCAAGTCGTTAAAACTAATCAATCAACTTCGTAAGGAAGAAGCTGAGCAGATCGATGAACTTTCGAAGAAGCCCGGGGGAATCTTAGACACATATCAACAGCGTGGCACTTTTAAAGGTGACAAGAACCGGGATGTTGGTAGAAAGCTTGCAACTAAAAAATTGAATCCTGGCAAATATGGAATGGAAGCACCTAAGGTAGCAGCTACCAATGAAGAAGCTGAGCAGATCGACGAACTCTCAAAGGCAACGATGGGTCGTTATATTAATAAGGCGGCAGATCGCATGAGCACACAAGGCGTAACTGCCGGATTGAAAATTGCTGCTGATGAAAAATCAAAGAAAAACTTTGACACTATCGCAAAGCGTCAAAAAGGCATTGCGACTGCAGTTAGCAAGTTAACGAAGGAAGAGCAAGATTTTGTTGATTCGCTGAATGATGAGACATTCGAAGAAGTAGAAATCACTGAAGCACGCGGTCGTCCAAGAAAGGCTGGTGCCAAGGACTTTACGATCCATCCGAAAACTAAAGAAAAGTTAATGCACAATAATCCTGCGCATATGAAGACGATCGAAGTCCTTCAGAAGAACGGTATTCTTGAGAAGCCAAAGGTTGAAGCTGGACAGCACATCATGAATCAGTTGTCGAAGGCGAAGACATCGATGTTGGGTGGATCTAAAATTCACTTTACGCACGGCGATTCGAAAGAAGTTTCAGGAACACATGCCGCAAAGATCTTGACGAAGTATGCTGGTATGAAGCCGAATGAGAAAGAAGACTTTCAGAAATTTGTAGGTCACTCTCATGAAAACCTGATGAAACACGTATAGGTGTAATATGGCAATTAATGTCGGAACTTTTATAGTAAAAAATAAGGTTGCTGAAACTTTACCAAAAGTTGAAGCTGTCGTTGAAAGTGAAGAAGCTGCGCCTTTACTAGAAGTTGTGCAAATGGAAGAAGGTACTGTTATTCATAACGGTCAACCAAAAAAGTTTAATAAAAAAATGTCAGCATATATGATTGATATGCTTACATCCGAAGAATGATAAATAAAACAAAGAATCTTTAGGAGAAACCAAGATGGCTCAATGGGGCAATACAGACGATGCTGCAAACTCGGTCCTATGGGCCACCGGTGCAGTCAACTTAACACCTAACTCAGTAAATCAAGCTTTGTTGTTTGGTAACACCACGATCGGTGCATTTACTGCTGGCGAAGCAGTCGGCCAATTTGCTCTTGATGTGAACGAAGTTTCACTTGCAGTTGCCAACGTAGCAGTCGCACAGTATGTGATTACGAGCGGCGGTTCAGGTTATGGAGCAAATGCTGCAGTGACTGTTGCTAACACAACAGGTGGTGCAAATACACTTGCTGCTAACTCGACACAGACACTCGGCCGTATCACGGCAGTGACTGCAAACGCAACAATTCGTGGATATACATCGCGTCCAGCGGTGACAATTGCGGCACCTGCTTCGATTAATATCACATCGAACACGCAGGGTTTCAGTAATACTGCTGATGCGTTGCTCATTGCAACTGCCAACTCTAAGTTTGCTGTTGGAGATAGAGTCTTCTACGGTGTTCCAACTAATAACACTGCGATTGCTCCGCTTACGGGCAATACGTTCTTCTTTGTACAAGCTGCAAATACGACAGCAATCAAACTTGCAACTGCTCGAAACGGCGATGCGATTGATTTGACAGATACTCGTAACCTTTCATCTGCTGAAACACACACCATTACTGGTGATACTGCAACAGCTGAGGCTGTTCTGACTGGCTTCGGTGCTATCGACGGTGCAGCACATACAGGTTGGGTACTTCGCACAGTCGGGAGTGGCGGTCGTGCAGGTCGTGTTCAGTACGAAACACTCGTTGCAATGGGTGGAAACTTCTCGAGTGACGCATCTGACGACGCAATCTTGCCAGACGCATAAGGATAATATATGAGTGATCGTGCCAAGAAAATAACTGAACTGACTTCGATTGGCACGGCCAACACGTCGATCGCGAGCGGAGATATCTTCATTATCGAGGATATCTCCGCGAACACGACAGTGTCTGCTACATTATCCACACTTCGTAAAGCTATCGTACAAGGTCCATATGCAAATAACACCGCCGCAAATACCGGCGGTGTTGCACTCGGTCAACTATACTATACTGCGGCAGGGGATGTGAAAGTAAGAAACGCCTAATGATTGAAAAACTTGATGATTCGAATTTCTTGATATATGCTGCTAAGTGTTATGATAATCCACAATGTTTTGAGGATCTTGAATTCTACGAAGATTTAGCCCGATTTAAATATATTAAAAGATTATTCAATCGCTATGAAGAATCTGGAGAATTGAAAGATAGATTAATCGTCAATCATCTCGTTGTTTTGTATAATGTATTTGGTAACGAAGCCACAAGATTGATATTCTTTAAGTTAGAAGGCTATCATCATATGTTGAAGCCATTTATTATTTTATTAGGAAGACTTCCAGAAAAAATATTGAATATTGGTGCCGATAATAAGACTATTCTGACCGACGATATTGTGATGGATGAGAAAATAGTACAGAAATTAAGGAAGATTTAATGGCTATACAAAAATATTGTCCCAGTTGCAGTGATCAAACTAATGGACGTACTACTCCACATACAGTTAAAAATGGCAACTATAAGTGTGGGCTTTGTGGACATGAAACCCCTAGACGTACAAGAGTATCGAAAAAGGCTAGAGATATGGAAGATCTTATCAAGAGACTTGGTGAAGCAAAAGATTCAAGAGAGTATGGTTACGAAGGCGAGATGGTCATGTCTCAGCTGAAGGGTATTATGAATCATGCAGAACAACTTCATGATATGCTCGAGCCAAGCACAGATCTTCCTGAATGGGTTCAATCAAAGATTACACTTGCTTATGATTACATCCAGACAGCTGCTGACTATATGGCAACGGAGATGAGCGAAGCCGTAGACATGGCTAAAAAGAATCAGGCGAAAGCGATGAAAGCTGGCGTCAAGTTAAAAATGGATCCAGATACTGGAACACCAGATCATTTCACTGCTGCGATGCGTCGCAAAAAAGGTTTACCAGAAGAAGTAGCAACCAATTCGGTAGGTGCTGGCAATGTAGCTGGTCTACAAGGCGAACCACCGGTAAATAAGAAAAAGAAAAACGTCATGTCTTTCAATCGATTCATGAAGAAATAATATGTTAGGAATGATACCACTACCATATAAACTGCTTGCCATCGGCGCGGCTCTGGTTGGTGTATTCATTTTTGGCTATATGAAAGGATCTGCATATGCTGAAGCCGAATTGGCTCGCTTCTCTGCACAGAAGAGTGAGCAAGTCGCGGAATTGGAGAGGAAGAATTCTGCAATTTCTACTCAGGTAGTGACTAAATACGTTGATAGAGTTAACACAATTAGAGAGAAAGAATATGTATATCGCGACATCGTTAAAGACTCTGTTCCTACTCAGCACGATATGTCTAATGGCTGGGTGTACACGCACGACCTTAGTGCCACATCCGGTGATGCCGACTCCACCAGAGCTTCTGATGCGAGCCCCTCAGGAATTACAGACACTACAGCCCTCCTTGCCATCATCGGAAACTATTCAAAATGCCAAGCCAACGCCGAACAGCTCAGTCAACTCCAGCAATGGATTATCTTAAATAAAGAAGCTGTTGATGCCATGGCAAAAGAAAATAAAAAGAAATGAAAAAGTTTAAAGACGAGCCAGAAGAAGACAATTCAAATGACAGTGTCATTACGATCATTGCTAACTCTTTAAATAGAGCGAGCAGCGGTAATAAAGATGATACGCGCGGTTTGCTATTATTGATCGCTGCACTCGGGCTTCTTAATCTTTCAAAAGACGGGCTTCCTGCAAGTGTAGCACGCAAATTAGCATCAACATCAAATAGAAAATAACGGAGATTTATATGTGGGAAAAAATTAAAGGTTGGTTCAGTTGGTTCATGAAAACAGCAGACCTGAATAAAGATAATAAAGTAACAGCAGAAGATTTCGAACTCGCGCGCGCCATCGCCGAAAATAATTTTAAAGAAGCAAATGAAAAAATTAATGAAGTCACAAAAGAAGTAACCGACGTTGTTGCTACCGCGAAAGAAACTATTAATCAAGTTGGTGATGTTGTGGCTGCTGTGAAAGGCAAAGAATTCAATAAAGTCGCAGAAGAAGTTAAAGAAGTTATAGCTAGCGTAAATCGCGTAAAAGAAGAAGTAACCGATGTTGTTGCTACCGCGAAAAGAAAAGAAAGCAAAGGTAGAAAGAAGAAATGAATCTGCTGTCTTTTTTCTCGTCACCTCCGATCACTAGCTTCGAGCAACTCGAGCTCGAAAAAGGCAAGATCCAACTGACAATCATGAAGATGGTAACTTTAGTTTTATCATCTATTATGATGGCAGTCGTTGCTATCTTCCTTATTGGCCTCTTTATGCCAAATCATGTTATTGATAACAACGAGATATTTAAGATTATTGGTCCTGCTTTCTCTATGATTATTGGTGCCTTTGTTGGTGCATTCGCGACGATGATGGGAATGAAGACAGCTGAATTTGATCCGAATGTTAAGACACAAGAACTTGGTAAGACAGATCATAAGACTGTTGCAGAATCTCATGTGATTAATGCGCAAGCTGAATCGATTGAAACAGAAAATGAAATTAAGATGATGGCTGCAATCAATAAATACAAAGATAGCGACGAGGATCACGGTCCTTTCTAAATTATGATTTCGTCCATTTACGGAGTCTCATATGTTTAAGAAACTAAAGGATCTTATTTTCCAGACTTTTACTGGAAAAGATAATAAGACGCTTGATTTAGGTCGAATCTTATGGGCCAAAGGAGTAATGATTTTCTTTGGTCTTTCGATTTATGATATCTATCGTGGTGCAGAATTTGATGCATCAACATGGGGTATCGGTTTAGGTGCAGTACTTGCAGCAGGCGGTGCAGCTCTTGCACTCAAAGCTGGCACGGAACCTACTGAGTAATGGCAACACCATCGATCAACAAGCTAGCTGAAGAGGTGTCGTATCTGAATAGAGATATGGCAGTCGTCAATACGCTTGTTAGTCGTTTGGATACCACCATCGATAAACTCACTGATATTTCAAGTAGCGTGTCGAGTCTTCTTGCTGTCCACGAAACTAAGTTGACTACCCAGGAAATCATCAGTAAACAACTATCAAATTTAGTGGAAGCGCGTAGAGTGGAAACAGAAGACAAGGTCCAGTTATTACACGAAAGAATTTCTTCAGGTGAGCGCGAGCTGAAAGAGAGCATCGACGATCAGTACGACGAACTCATGAAAGAAATTAAAGAAATGAGAGCCGAGTCAACAACTCAGCATAATATTCTGAGCGAACGAATCACTACCATGGAAAAATGGATGTGGACAGTCATCGGTGGATCTGGAATCGTAGGCGGTATTGTTACTCTCGTTCCGTGGTCAACTATATTCGGTGTAGGTTGATTTAGCTTAAATTAAACATGTACAATAATCACAATCTGTGTATAATGAAGTTAACAGATTGGAATTATAATGCTTTGGATAGAACACAAATACATTAGTCTTCTCTCAGGTCGTCTCGAGAGATTTCAGAGAGTGAATAGCAATGTCTATCGCTTTCGTTGCCCGATCTGCGGCGACTCTCAAAAAGATCGTCGTAAGACTCGCGGGCATCTTCTCGAAAGAGGAGGTAAGATTCGCTTTTATTGCCATAATTGCAGCGCGAGCATGCAGTTCAAGTACTTTATGAAAGAGGTCGATCCGACTCTCTATCTTGAATACGTCAAAGAACATATTAAAGAATCTGGTAATCAAAAAGACGTTGAGACTTTTGCTGAGAAGATGAAACCTCCAGTCTTTGTCAAGACTACGGCTCTCTCGAAACTCAAGAAGGTAAGTCAGTTAGATCCAGATCATCCTGTTAAAAAATACGTCAATAGTCGACAGATTCCATCCCATCTACATTATAAACTCTTCTATGCTCCAAAGTTTGGAGCGTGGGTGAATACTATGCTTCCGAATAAAATGAAGATAGGAGAGAAGGACGAGCCTCGTCTGATCATACCTTTTCTTGATCAGGAAAAGAATCTCTTTGGTTTTCAAGGAAGATCTTTTCGAAAAGACGGCGTTCGATATATCACTATCATGCTCGACGAAACCAAACCAAAAGTATTTGGACTTGATACGATCGATGAGTCCAAAGATATATATCTACTAGAAGGACCGATCGATTCGATGTTCTTACCGAACGCTATGGCTGCGGCAGGTGGAGATCTTTCTGCACAAATCGAACAAACCGGTTTACTTAAAGACAAAATTGTGGTAGTATTTGATAATGAGCCGCGGCATTCAGATACAATCAAGAGAATGCAAAAGGCGATTGATGCAGGTTATCGTGTCGTGATTTGGCCATCAGACATTGAATACAAAGATGTCAATGATATGATCTTATCTGGTATGAAACCAGAATATATTAAAGGAATTTTAGATGAATGCAATTACTCAGGACCCACTGCAAAATTACACTTTGCATTGTGGAGAAAAGACCGCTAAGGAAAGCAAATGACTGAACTAGTAGACAATGAATTCGGAATGGAGTATCAAAAGATTTTGATAAAGAAACTCCGTATCTTTCGAACTGGTAAACATTGGTTAGTAGAGTACCGACGTGATGTTCGCGCTTGGGCGCCATGGGATTACTTCTGGTGGTACAATGACGGCCAGTATGTTGAGTACTATGATGCTCTTGCTCGTGTAAATGAACTAAAGTCAAATGGATACGTGAATATTTCTCAATTCCAAAAAGTTAAACACTTTGAAGTAACACAACAAGAAGGACAATGACTATGAAGAAAAATCTTATGACGGCTTTGCAAGCGAAACTGCTCGGTGAACAGGCAGTGGTAATTGCTGAGATTGACTTGATGCTTGATAGCCCTCGAGTAATTCCGGAACACACTAACTTTATGGCTGAACTCGAGTCTAAGTTCATGGCTCTTGCTGAAATTACTGACAAGCTTGGAGCTATTGCTTCGTATGAATCATCATATATGAGCGATCACAAGGTATAAAATGAATCACCTCAAAGAAAACAATATTGGATACTTTAAGCATCTCTATCAATGCTTGCGTTGGGCACTTATTCTGATAATTCATGGTGTGTATCCAAACGTTTTCAAGACTACAGTAAGTGATGAAATTTGCCACGGGGATAATTAATAATGAGTGAAGTGAATTTAATTGGTATTACACAACCGAACGAAGAGCACACTGGTTGTAAGACCGCAAATGAGTTGATTGCTTGGACAGCACGCGTATCAAATCCCAGCAATCAGAATAATACTGCTACGGCTTCGAAGCTTGTACAATATCTAATCCAGAACAAACATTGGTCTCCGTTGGAGATGGTTCACATTGCAATGGAAATCAAAACTACTCGAGACATTGCTCGACAAATTCTCCGGCACCGCTCGTTCTCATTCCAAGAATATTCTCAGAGATACGCTAATCCTACAGTTGACCTTGGATTTGTTAAGAGAGAAGCCAGGCTTCAAGATGCCAAGAACCGCCAAAACTCAGTAGAACTTCATGAAGATCAAAACCGACTTGCAGAAGAATGGCAAGCAATGCAAGAATATGCCCTTTATGCAGCAAAAGACACTTATAACTGGGCAATAGAAAACGGCATTGCTAAGGAACAGGCGCGCGCAGTTCTACCAGAAGGCATGACTGAATCGGTTATGATTATGTCTGGTTCTCTTCGTTCGTGGGTTCACTATTGTGAATTGCGTATGGACAAGGCAACTCAGAAAGAACATCGCATTGTTGCGCAACAATGCTGGTGGATTATTAGCCAACAATTCCCTGATATTGTCAAAGGACTTGAAGGTATTAAGACATGGGATGATTTTGTGAGTAAACTGCCATGAAATATAACAGAGCAGTAGTGAAAGAAACTGAAGACGGTGAATTATACATAGAGCTATCAGATGAACTCATGGAAGAAATGGGTTGGGATTGCGCCACCGAATTAGTATGGACAGTTTATGATGACGGTAAAATTGGTTTAAGAAAGAGGTCAGATGATAACAGTAACGAAACGTGATGGAACTCGCGAACCGCTCGATATTAATAAATTTCATAAGGTTGCGCTGTATGCGTGTGAAGGTTTAAGCGGCGTATCTGTTTCAGATCTTGAAATTAAAACTCAAATTCAATTTTACGATAAGATTAAGTCTTCTGATATTCAAGAGACTCTGATCAAAGCTGCAGCAGAACTTATTACAGAAGACGAACCGAACTATCAGTATGTGGCTGGTCGTCTGATCAACTATAATCTTCGTAAGCAAGTCTATAATACGTACAATCCTGAACCACTTCTAAAGCATTACATTCGCGTACGCGATGAGGGTTATTATGATAAAGAAATAGGTGATGTATACTCTGTAGAAGAGTTCGATGAACTTGAAAAATATATTGACCATGACCGCGATAATCTACTCACGTACGCTGCCATGGAACAGTTTCGCGGCAAATATCTGATTAAGAATCGTGTGACGAATAAGTTCTACGAAACACCACAAATGGCATTCATGTTGATTGCCATGACTCTCTTCCAAAATTACACTAAAGACCGAACAAAATGGGTAAAGGACCTTTATGATGCTATTAGTAAATTTGACATTAGTCTTCCTACTCCTATTATGGCAGGAGTGCGCTCACCTCAACGTCAGTTTAGTTCGTGCGTACTTATCGAAACTGACGACTCGTTGGACTCAATAAATGCGACAGCTTCTGCAATTGTTAAGTACGTTTCTCAAAAAGCCGGGATTGGTATTGGCGGCGGTTCTATTAGGGCTATTGGATCTCCTATACGCAACGGTGATGCTTCTCACACTGGCGTTATTCCTTTCTGGAAGCATTTTCAATCTGCTGTTAAATCTTGTAGCCAAGGCGGTGTCCGCGGTGGAGCAGCGACTCTCTATTACCCCCTTTGGCATTACGAAGTTGAAGATATTCTTGTCCTAAAGAACAATAAGGGCACAGAAGATAATCGCATTCGTCATCTTGATTATGGCGTGCAATTTAACAAGGTAATGTATGAAAGACTTTTGTCTGGAGGTAATATCACTCTCTTCTCGCCTGGTGATGTTCCGGATCTTTATCAAGCATTTTACAAAAGCACTGAAGACTTTAGAGAGCTCTATGAAAAGTACGAACGCAGTAAGATTAGAAAGAAAACGATTCCTGCGATCGATCTCTTCTCAACATTCGTTACCGAGAGAAAAGATACCGGGAGAATCTATCTAATGAATGTCGACCATTGCAATGAGCATGGTTCGTTTACTGATGCAGCACCAATTAAGATGAGCAATCTTTGTTGTGAGATTACATTACCAACTACACCGTTAAAGGATATTCATGATGAGTCAGGAGAAATCAGTCTTTGCACTCTTGCTGCAATCAATTGGGGAAAGATTAAGAAGCCAGCAGATTTCGAAAAGCCATGCACCCTTGCAGTACGCGCTCTTGATGCCCTACTGGATTATCAGGACTATCCTGTTCGAGCCGCTGCTATTGGTACTCGCGGCCGCCGTCCTCTTGGCATCGGTATCATTAATTTTGCTTATTGGTTGGCTCGTAATGATAGCAATTATTCTCATCCAAACCTGGATTTGGTTCACGAGTATGCTGAAGCATGGAGCTACTATCTTATCAAGGCCTCGATCGACCTTGCTGAAGAAGTAGGTTCTTGTCCTCTTGCTCATCAGACAAAGTATGCGCGCGGTACTATGCCAATCAACACTTATAAAAAAGAAGTTGATGAACTTGTAGCTCCGAACTATAAGATGCCATGGAGTGTATTGTCGAGTCGAGCATTGTCATCCGGCATTCGTAACTCGACACTCATGGCTCTCATGCCGGCAGAGACATCTGCGCAGATCTCGAACTCGACCAATGGCATCGAACCACCTCGTGCTCTCATCTCGATCAAGCAATCGAAAGATGGTGTACTCAAGCAAGTTGTTCCGGAGTTAAAACGGCTAAAGAATAAATATGAGTTGATATGGGATCAAAAATCTCCAGAAGGCTATCTCAAGATTACGGCCGTCCTACAGAAATTTATCGATCAGGCAATCTCGGTCAACACTTCTTATAATCCTCGACACTATGAGGATGAGAAAATTCCAATGTCTGAGATGATCAAACATATTTTAATGCACTATAAATATGGCGGTAAGACATTGTATTACTTCAACACTTTTGACGGAGCTGGTGAAATGGAAGAACCCAAACAACTTGTACAGGGGCAACTTGATGATGAGGATTGCGATTCTTGTAAGATATGAAATATAAAACCATTTTCATTAGTGATATTCACTTAGGAACAAAAGATTGTAAAGCCGATCTTTTGAATAATTTCCTTAAACACAACTCGTGTGATACTTTATACTTAGTTGGTGATATTATTGACGCATGGAAAATACAACAAAATCGTTTAAAATGGAAACAGTCACATACTAAAGTGGTCAGAAGAGTCTTAGGTTTCGCTAAGCATGGCACACGTGTAGTCTATGTTGCCGGCAATCACGATGAATTCCTCAGACCAATGATTCCGTATGGCGTAAGTTTTGGTAAGATTGAAATATGCAATCAAATTGCCCATATGGGTGTTGATGGCAAAAAGTATATGGTTGTTCATGGTGACCTTTTTGATGGCATTACTCGCCTTGCTCCTTGGTTAAGTTTTCTTGGTGACAGAGCATATGATTTTGTACTCAATTTAAATAGTCGTTTTAATTGGATTCGTCATAGGCTTGGATTTGGTTATTGGTCTCTGAGTAAATGGCTAAAGCATAAGGTCAAAAAAGCTGTTGACTTTATGTTTCAGTTTGAAAAAACCATTACTGCATATGCCAAAAGAAAAAATTATGATGGTGTAATCTGTGGACATATTCATAATGCTGAAATTAAAAATGTAAATGGAATTATCTACATGAACGACGGCGATTGGGTTGAATCGTGTACAGCTTTAGTAGAGCATGATGACGGGCGCTGGGAAATTCTGACATGGCAAAAATTACAATTATAAGTGATACTGATACAGATCAGGTAAATGGTGTCGTAACAACATATAAAAATACTATTAAGCAACTGCGTAACATCGGCTATCAAATCAATATGTTTGATTCTAGCTGGGGAGGCAAGAGAATTGCTTTACCAGGGTATAAAGAGATCCTAATAGCTTTGCAGCCTTGGAAAATTAAACCAATTTTAGATAGTCATACAGATGGTACGTTTATACATATTGCGACAGAAGGTCCTATGGGGTTGTTTGCAAGACTGTATCTAGAATGGAAGAAGTATCCATTCACCACCTGTTATCATACCAAATTCCCAGAGTTTATTGAAAAGATCACAAAGATACCAGCGAAGTTTTTCTACTTCTATTTTCGTTGGTTTCATAGTAAATCTAAATGCGTAATGGTTCCTACTGAAGGAATGCGAGAGTTTCTGGTTTCAAAAAGATTTAAAAACGTTAAAGTGTGGACACGCGGAGTTGATCCAACAGAATTTTACCCCGAGTCAGAAACTAATAAATATATCGTATGTGTATCTCGAGTATCAAAAGAGAAAAACTTAGATGCCTTCTGTCAGTTAGCCTATCCTAATAAAGTCTTAGTTGGTGATGGACCTTATTTAGAAGAGCTCAAGAAAAAATATCCAGAGATAATCTATACCGGTAAACTGACTGATGACGCTCTAAGACTTGCATATGCAAAAGCTCAATGCTTCGTGTTTCCTTCTAAAGAAGATACGTTTGGTATAGTATTACTGGAAGCTATTGCGTGTGGAACTCCTATTGCTGCATATCCTCAACCGGGCCCCAGAGAAGTTATAGATATATACAACGGTAAAATGTCAGACGATTTGGACGTTGCTGTTGAGTGTGCATTAAAAAAGAACCGTACAGCAGTATATGAATCATCTAAGAAATGGACGTGGAAAGTTGCAACAGAAAATTTTCTACAAAATGTATTATAATTCAATAATAAAGGACTGTTAATGCTATACACAGGATCGGGGAATATACCTCATCATATCTATTGCTGGGTAGATTCTTCGTTCATTCGTAAAGATGCCAAATCAAATACTTACGAACCTTGTGTATGGTTTGCACTTCACGCCAAAGCTGGACATTCTTGGGGTTGTCATGTCATGCTCGAGTGCGGAGCGGTTTGGCGTGGAGTTCCTCCTCACGCCTTAGCTTTCACACCAAATCCAGAAAAAACTTGGCAGCTTGAAGATACACAAATATGGGATTGCTATGGTGATCAGTTTTCGGTATTAATATATAGTTATTTACATAGCCAACGAGTAGAGATTCGAAGAAACGGCCTTTTTGGTCGTTATCTTTTTACAGTAATTCCAATGTACGATGGATATTCACAAGATCCTTCTCAGTTGAAGGAATTTATGTTTATTCAATTAGATAATGGTAGACTGACTATTATGCCTACCAATGAACTTCGATTCCATGACAAATCATATACCGAAGGCGATTGGCCGAAAGATATCAAACTAAATACCATTACTTGGAGAGTTGAATGACCGTTTTTTCAAACGAAATGTTTGATGCTACAGAACAGACTTGTTTTTTCGGCAAACAAGTTAATATTGCTCGTTATGATAAGCAACGTTATAATATCTTCGAGAAGCTGACAGACAAACAACTCGGATTCTTTTGGAGACCAGAAGAAATCGATCTGTCAAGAGATGGTAAAGACTTTAAGGGGTTAACCGACCATGAAAAGCACATCTTCACAAGCAATCTCAAAAGACAAATTCTTCTTGACTCTGTACAAGGACGTGCTCCTAGCCTGGCGTTTCTTCCAATTTGTTCGCTCCCCGAACTCGAAACTTGGATCCAAACATGGACATTTTCCGAAACGGTTCATAGTCGATCCTACACTCATATCATTCGAAACGTTTATTCAGATCCGTCAAGGGTATTTGACGAGATGCTCGACATCCAAGAAATAGCCGACTGTGCTCATGATATCAGTAAGTACTATGATGATCTAATTGCATTTAATAGTGTTATGCGATATAATTATGATCACAAGAAAGCACTATGGCTCTGGCTAAATGCTGTGAATGCTTTAGAAGGAGTAAGATTCTATGTCTCGTTTGCATGCAGTTGGGCTTTTGCGGAAGTTAAGAAAATGGAGGGTAACGCCAAGATCATCAAGCTCATCGCGCGGGACGAGAACGTTCATCTTGCCTCGACACAACAGCTCCTCAAAATTCTACCGAAAGAGGATCCAGACTTTGCGAAAATTGCTGAAGAAACAAAAGACGAGTGCATTACGATGTTCAACAATGTTGTCGAACAGGAAAAGGCTTGGGCGAAGTATCTATTCAAGGACGGGTCAATGATTGGCTTAAACGAACAGTTACTCTGTGATTATGTCGACCATATCGCCGCAAAACGTATGGTTGCAATCGGTCGAACGGCAAGCCTGGTGCGAATCCTTTGCCATGGACACAGAAGTGGATATCGGGTTCTGATGTACAAGTTGCCCCACAAGAAACAGAAATTACTAGCTATGTGATTGGTGGAGTAAAAAAAGATGTTGATGAAACTACAGTCAAAGGATTTACGCTATAATGGATTGGATTACTTGCTCTTCGTGCGATCAGGAATTTAAAATAATTACAGAAAGCTCCGCTCTTCCACAATATTGTCCATATTGTTCTGCTGAGCTCGAGCTTGAAGATCCATTTGATGAAGAATATGAAGAATAAATAGATCTTTCTGCTAATGGAATGTGATCTATGTGGTTATATGAAGACAAAGAATTTACTGAAGTCGAAGATTATTATGGCTTCATATATCTCATCGAAAACTTAGTCAACGGTAAGAAATATATTGGTCGTAAGTATTTGACCAAAGCCGGATACAAAACTGTGAAAGGCAAACGAAAGAAGCTTCGTGTAGAGTCCGATTGGCGAGACTACTACGGATCTTCGACTTCTCTCAAAGAAGACATCGATCACTATGGAAAAGATAACTTTCGCAGAACAATATTGAGGCTTTGTAAAAGTCGCGGTGAATGTAATTACTTTGAAACGAAATATATATTTGATAACGACGCTATTTTAGATCCTAAATATTATAATAGTTGGGTATCGTGTAAAATTCAAACAAGCCACGTCAAGGCTTTACTTTTCAACCCCGAACAGGAGAATTTATGAGGTGGGTAAGGTACTCGAACACAAGCATTTAATCGTAAGAGCAGAGCTCAACAATCCTCCACAGTGCACCACAGCAATTAATGCGTGGATGCATCGACTAGTAGAAGCAATCAATATGAAGGTCCTGATGGGTCCTTATTCTGTTTACTCAAATATGGTCGACAACCGCGGTTTGACTGCAGTCACTATTATCGAAACGAGTCATATTGCTCTACACGTATGGGATGAATGCGAACCCGCGGTGGCTCAATTAGACGTCTATACCTGCAGCACATTAAATATTGATGATGTGTTTAAAGCTATTGAAGTTTGGAGTCCTACAAAAATTGAGTATAAGTATATAGACCGAGAAAACAAATTGACATTAATTGAGAAAAATGAGGTATTATAATGGGTAAAAAGAAAATACGTAAGACGGTCGTATCGAAAGGCGATCGGCGTTCGATCGTGGCCGGCGTGAAAGAAGTTCGTCAAGGTCGCAGCGAAGGCGAAAAAGCCTATAACAAACTGAAAGCTTGGAAAAAAGGTCAGAATCCTTGGATTACTGTCGCTGGTCCATCTTCAGATAAGCGTTTTGTTAAAGTGCGCGCGAATACGGTGTACGGAGATCCGAAGCGAGTATCGTATGGTGTTTCTATGAAAGCAGGCACAAATGACTAATGTGCTGATCTATACAAAAGACAATTGCCCTTATTGTGTACAAGCGAAAAACTTGTTTACAAATAAAGGACAACAGTATATAGAGAAGAAGATAGGAAAAGATCTTACACGCGAAGAATTTCTTGAAAGTTTTCCAGATGTAAGAACGGTTCCTTTCATTATAATTGACACAGAAAAGGTAGGTGGTTATGACAAACTCATTGAATGGTACGACAGACCAGAACGAAGCTTCTTGGCGGAACGCTGACTGGCGGAATGAATATCTGAAAGGTATTCTTCAAACTGGAATTGCAAATGTCACCTTCGTAAAGAAGGATGGTACAGAACGAGTTCTTCGTTGTACTCTGTCGCCAACAGAACTTCCAGCACAAACTGATCTCGAAGAAGTTGTACAAAAGAAAACTTTAAATCCAAATGTACTCGCCGTATGGGATCTCGAAAATAAGGGATGGCGTTCATTTCGTTATGACTCGATTATTGGATTTAGTGTAGTGCATCTTGAGCCAACCGAATGATTTACATGGTAGATATTGATCAGACCATTTGTAAAACACCATATACAAATGGTCAACATCACTATGGATTGGCATCGCCATTGAAGCATCGTATCGAGGCGATAAATACATTATATGACCAAGGCCATACTATTAAGTATTGGACCGCTCGTGGTTCAGGATCGGGAATCGATTGGACCGAACTTACCAACAAACAACTAAATGATTGGGGCTGCAAGTTCCATGAAGTCCGTTTAGGAAAGCCATCATACGATATATGGATCGATGATAAAGCTTATAGCGATCGGGACTTCTTTTTTCTTATAGATCGTAATGCCGGAGATATTGATGAATAACCAAGATAGAATTGAATTAAATGAATTGAATAAGGAATCGAATGGTGGAACGGAACTTACCACTCGAAATCTCTTCCATCGACTTTCAAGTGATGAACTCGATGGTGTCCAAATTATTACTGCTCGCGTTCGCGACCTCGATCCTAACAGAATTAAGATCTATCATTTACATGATCTCGCCGGTGATCCGGAAGCTGCACATCTTCAAGATCCGACTTCTCGAGCTCGCTTTCAGAAGTTGGTCTTTAGCTCTAACTGGCAGTATCAGCAGTATCGTGATTATCTTGGAGTTCCATATAGCAATCATTCAACAGTTATCGAAACAGGTGTCGAGCCTATTCCACTCGTTGACAAACCAAAAGATAAGATACGTCTCATCTATACGTCCACACCTCATCGTGGATTGGAGATTTTGGTTCCTGTCTTTTGCGCTCTTGCCGAAAAATACCCCAACATTGAGCTAGACGTGTTTTCTTCGTTCGGTATCTATGGCCCTAAATGGCAGGGACGCGACGAAGCGTACAAGCCTATCTTTGATCGGATGAAGGAGCACCCACAGATCAACTACCATGGATGGACAGATCAAGAGACAGTTCGCGCTGCATATCAGCGGGCACATATCTTTGCATATCCTTGTATTTGGCCTGAAACATCGTGTCGTTCTTTGATCGAAGCGATGTCAGCTGGTTGTCTGGCTGTACATCCTAATTTCTCTGCTTTGGCTGACACTTCTGGTGGTCTGACTGTTCAATATGACGGAGATCATGAAGATCAAAATCTGCATGCTAATATTTTTGCACACACTTTGATGTATGCTATTGAAAATATACAGAATAACGATATTACTAATATGATGTCGTTCGTCAAAGCCTATGCAGATACTCGTTTCGGTTGGGATTCTGTGATTCCCAAGTGGAAAGGGCTGATTGCATCATTGAAGGAACAACATCGTGATCTTATCCAAGGCACCACTCAGAGTTAGTTTTTTTGGCGGGAGTAGTGATATTCCCGCTCACTTTGCAAAATGGGGCGGCGCTACCATCTCGACTGCTATCGACAAGTATGTCTACGTATCAGTCATGCATACTCCGCACGATCACATCAAAGTTTCTTATTCGAAACAAGAGCTCGTTACTCACGTAAACGATATTCAAAATGAAATCGTTCGTAACGCGTTGAAATTCTTTGGTATTAAATCCAACATCGAGATCACATCATTCGCAGACATCCCCACAATCGGCAATGGTCTTGGTGGATCGTCTGCTTTTACTTGTGCTCTTGTTAAAGCTTTGTCTGCATATCTTGGTTACGAATACGTAAACCCTTATCTTATTGCGAAGACTGCTTGCCATATCGAGATTGATTTATGCGGTTGGAAGATCGGTATGCAAGATCAGTTTGCGTCTGCGTTTGGTGGTATGAACTATATCGAATATGCAAATGAACTTAATAATGATCGCGTAGACGTAAAGCGCCTTGATTCGAATACTATCGAGAACTATATGATTTTGATTCCAACTAATATTGAACATCATGCAGCAAAGATTCTCGATAAGATTAACTTTGAAGCCAAAACATTTGTTATTCGGCAACTCGCAGATATGGCAAAGATGCAGAGTACACAGCGAGTGAATATCAACGAATACGGAGGGTTATTAAACGCTGCGTGGATACTCAAGAAACAGATGACCGAAGGTATCTCTTCGAGAGAGATAGATAGTATGTACGATCGATGCCAATCTGCAGGCGCATTCGGATCTAAACTGCTCGGCGCCGGAGGCGGTGGATATATGCTAGCAATCACAGATTCAAAGAGTACAATTCGCCAAGAATTTTCAGATAGAATATGCCTCGATGTAGGCATCTCACATGAAGGAGCAAAAGTTGTCTATAGAGACTGATATCATACTTGATCACCTTGGCTTGATTAATATCGGCTTTGCGAGCATTGATCATGAAGAATTTAAAAAAGCTGCCGAACTGATTTGGATGACAAGCATTTCCAATCATCGGAATAACATCTTTACGATTGGTAATGGTGCTTCTGCTTCAATCGCTCAACATTGGGCTTGCGACTATACAAAGGGCTGTAAGAATGGAGGCTTACGACCAAGAGTTATTTCACTCGCAGCAAATATTCCTTTGATGACCGCCATCGCGAATGATATCTCTTACGACGATGTTTACTCGTTCCAACTCGATGCGCTCGGACAAGAAGGCGATGTACTCGTAGCCATTTCTTCGAGCGGTAATTCTCCAAACGTTGTCAAGGCAATTGAAACCGCTAAGTCATTGAAAATGAAGACTATTGCTCTTACCGGATTTTCACCAAATAATAAATGTGCTCAGCTTGCAAATATTTCTTTGCACGTTGCTATCGAAGAATACGAAGCAACAGAAGACGTCCATCAAGCGATCATGCATATGATTGCTAAATATATCAGAAACAGGAACAAGGTAACTATATAATGTCACAGCAACCAGTATCAATTAATCAAATTCAAGCGAAATTCGGTACAGACAGTGGAAACTATGAAGTACTCACCGATGCAGCTATTCGTTCGAAGGGTGTAGAGGGCGCAGCAGTCGAGATCGGAGTTCGTCTCGGCGGAGGTTTACAATTTATTATTGATGGTCTTGTCGAGAGTGGTCAAACTCCTGAAAAGCCAGTCTTTGGCATCGATCCGTATGGCAACATCGAATACTATCGTGATGAAATCTTCAAAGAAGGTCGATGCGACTATACCAATGAGATGCGCGACATCTGTATGATCAACATGTATCTGTATTGCCGGCAGAAGAACGTCAACTTCTACATGTTCAATCTCGAAGATACCGAGTTCTTTAATCGCTATGCTGATGGCGTTCCTGTCTATGCAGAGCATAAGAGCATCGTCAATAAATACAGCGTAGTCCACTTCGATGGTCCTCATACACTCGAAGCACTCGATGCTGAGATTGCATTCTTCCTTGAACGATCAGATCCTGGCGCTGTCTTCGTCTTCGATGACGTAGAGATGTACGAACACGATGCTGTACACAATCAGTTGCTCGAGTATGGCATGGAAACGGCAATGGAAACTCCTCGTAAATGGTCTTATGTGAAAAAGGAACATATCGACAAAAAGTGGGAGCCAATGGTTGGCACGCCTGGTTGGGAACCGAATGCAACACAATATACACCCACTGCTGGTCCAATTTTTAATTATAAAATCGATCTATGAAAATAAACATGTACAAATTATCAAAACTGTGGTAGATTGAATAATGCAACAAGGAAACTGCAGAGGGTAAATATGGTCATTAAGGTAAAAGCTAAACCCAAACAGATCTCTCGTGCGGCAATTAGGTCGTTCGATGAAAAGGCCTATGGTTCTGAGCCTATTGTAATTACGCACTTTAGTCAAGCCTTAAACTGGTATAACTACATGGCATCCGATGATCAGTCACGCGACTGGTTCTTCTCTTATGCCAAGAGTAATTACACGAAGAATGAGATTGCGCAGCTACGTAAATTGCCAAATTGGAAGATATCACAAACTCTTGGTAACATTGCTCGCATTCTTCTCAATGGTAATGTTTTACCGCAGAAGAATCTTGACTACTTCAATGATAATGTCAAGAAGCTTCTTGCGACAGCTAGCCAGATTGTCGAAGAAGTTGAAGACACTGTCGTTGTAAAGCCTGTCGTAAATATTCAAGCTCGCATTCGTGAGAAAGCCAACTACATCATTACGAGTCTCGAAGAAGAGATCGATAATGTTATCGATGGCAAAGAGTTCTCGATGTACACCTTCTGTCAAGCCAACGAACTCAATGCTCAGATTCTTGGCATCGTGGCTGACTACTATCGTCCTCAGTATACAGAGATCATGTCTGATGACGAGCAAGTCAAAGAAGCCTTTGGCAAGCGTCAGAAGTTTTGGATTAATTTTTGGCAGAGTTTCTTCGATGACATCGATCGTTATGTCAATAACAAGAAGGCTGTCAAGGTTAGTAAGCCTCGCGAGAAGAAAGCAAAGTCCGCAGTTGATCTGGTCAAGAACCTTAAATACCAGAAGGAAGAACCTTCACTTAAGATCGTCTCTGTTCATCCAACAGAGATCGTAGGATGTACACAGCTATGGACTTATAATACTAAGTACAAGAAGCTCAGTCGATATGACTCGCTTGGCCCAGCTGGAATTCAAGTGAAGGGTACTACTCTCATTGGTTATGATATCGAAACCTCTACAAGTAAAAGCTTGCGAAAGCCAGACGCATCTATTCAAGCCTTGCTTGGAGCTGGTAAAGTTAATCTTCGCAAGTTTATAGAAGAGATTAAAACCGTGGAGTCGAAACCGAATGGTCGAATCAATGAAGACACTATTCTACTAAGGGTTGTTAAATGACAGACAACGTAATCTTATTTCCAGGATTTCGTCGAGAAGGCGCTCCGCCTCAAAACATCGAGGAAATTTACGATAAGGTAACTCAAACTCGAAAAGATCACGTGGCAGGAGTGATGAATGACATGATTCCTGAAGTAATTAATATGTTCGGAGCATATGGTGTAGATATCAATGACGATAAATATGTAAAAGATGTCGCCTTAGTCATGGAAGGCATCAAAGCTTTATTACATCGACAATATAATCTTGAACACTCATTTCATAATATATCTGACAATATATTTGAATTTAAATATAATGAAGACAATACAATCGAATATACATATACTTTACCAGAAGAAGAGTGAGAATCTGAAATGATTATTATGGACCTTTCACAGGTTATGATTTCCAATCTAATGACACAACTTGGAAACCACACGAATGCAGATATCGAAGAAGATCTTTTACGACATATGGTTCTCAATTCAGTGAGAGCTTATAATGTGAAGTTTAAGAACGAGTTCGGCGAGATGATTATTGCATGCGATGCTGGTAATAACTGGCGCCGCCAAGTATTTCCCTATTACAAGGCCAATCGTCGTAAGAATCGCGAGAAGTCCGAGATCAATTGGAATTCTGTATTCGAGACCTTGAATAAGGTTCGCGATGAACTCAAGGATTACTTTCCTTATCGAGTACTTCGCGTAGACGGAGCCGAAGCTGATGATATCATCGGTACTCTTGCACAAACCTATGGCAATACCAACGAGAAGATTTTGATTCTTTCTGGTGATAAGGACTTTGTGCAGTTGCAAGCTTACATGAACGTACAGCAGTTTGATCCTGTACAGAAGAAGTGGCGCAAGACAAACGATGTCGATAAGTTTATGAAAGAACACATCATTCGCGGCGATACTGGCGATGGTGTTCCTAATTTCTTGTCAGCAGATGACACGTTCGTTGTCGGTGCCAGACAGAAACCTATTAGTCAGAAAAAATTAGATCAATGGCTCGATGCAGATCCAAAGGAATTCTGTGACGAGAACATGCTACGCGGTTATCTTCGCAATCAGCAGCTAGTCGATCTCAACTTCATTCCTCCTGATATTAAGAAGGAAGTACTCGTGCAATACGAGCAGCAAGCTGGTAAAGGAAGAGACAAACTCTTCAACTACTTTATCGAACGTCGTCTCAAACTCCTATTAGAAAGCATTAACGAGTTTTAATATGCAAATGCAAAGAACATTAGCGATCGCAGAGATCCTTGATTTGGTCAAGGAAGCAAAAGATGTACCAACAAAAGTTTCTATATTACGACAGTATGACAACGAAACACTTCGGTATATTCTTGAATTGGCATTCCATCCGAACGTAGGTTGGTGGTTGCCAGAAGGTGCGCCTCCTTATAAGCCATGTGAGGTGCTCGATACAGAAGGTAGACTCTACAAAGAGGCACGTACACTCCCTCTCTACCTCTGTGGTAATCGTCCTGATCTCAAGCAGCATCAGCGCGAAAACCTTTTCACCGGTCTTCTCGAATCTCTTCATCCAAAGGATGCTAATCTTTTAATTGCAGTCAAAGATAAGAAAGTCGAAGGACTTAACGTCGCAACAATTAACGAAGCTTTTCCAGGGTTAATTCCAAATGAGCAACACAGTTAAGCGTTTTAGAAAATATAATGAAGAATATGACGATTCGAAAAATACATCGCACGATCGTCGTCAACACCTAAGTGAGAAGCGGCTTCAAGCTGCCCTTCGTTCTAAGACAAAAAGTACCTTATTAGATCTGATAGAAGATGAAGATTATTGATGCCTATATACGAATTTAGACTCAAAGAAACCGGAGAGTCTTTCGAGGAATTCTTTAACTATCAACAGAAAAGAGATTTCCTCGCCGACAATCCCGATATCGAAGAGATTATAGGTGCTCCGCATTTTGTATCAGGAATAGCAGGAGTGACTCATAAAAATGACTCAGGTTTTAACGATCTACTCAATAGAATCGGTAATGCCAACCCTTACTCCCCACTCGGTCAACAGCACGGCGATAAAGACATTAAAAGTACGAAGATCAGAGAGGCAGTCAATAAAGCTCGCAACAAAAAATAAGGATATCCAGTGGAATATAACATCGAGTCGCGTTTAACGAAAAGAGAAAAAAGAATCGCCAGACAAAATGGTGACACGCAAGAAGGATTGACATTTAAGTCTCAAAACTTTAATTTAAAAAACGTTAACCCACTCACAGAAAATCAACGTATTGCGTTTGACGCTTTCGATGACGGAAAACACCTGATGTTACACGGTATGGCTGGTACCGGTAAAACCTTTCTCGCTCTTTCAAAAACTATTGATGCACTCATGTCAAATAGAGGTGTACAAAATAAGATTTACATTGTAAGATCGGTAGTACCGACACGAGATATGGGATTTCTTCCTGGCAATCAGAAGGAAAAGATGAAAGTTTATGAGGCACCTTATTACGCCATCTGTACCGAGCTGTTTGATCGGTCTGATGCGTACGAGATCCTCAAACAAAAGAATGCCATTGAGTTCATCTCGACGTCATTTATTCGCGGTATCACCATGAATAACTGTTATGTGATTGTGGACGAAGTGAATAATATGACATTCCATGAACTTGATTCAGTGATTACTCGTATTGGTAAAGGTTGTAGAGTACTATTCTGTGGAGACTTCCGACAATCAGATCTTACGAAAGAACAAGAACGTAACGGACTGAAAGATTTTATGCGAGTCATCGGTAAGTTAAATGACTTTGTACATGTTGATTTTCTCGAACAAGATATTGTTCGTTCGAAACTAGTGAAGGAATATATAATTGCTCGACAAAAACTTGGTCTCCAATCGTAAAGAATTCGAATACGAATTACTCGAATTTGCTGAACTGCAAAGGATAGATGGCCCAACACGTTTCTATGAAACACCTGAAGGCAACCGATATCCGTCTGTGACTGCTGTTCTCGGCAAGATGATGGATAAGTCTGCGCTCGAAACCTGGCGGAAAAGAGTCGGTGAGGAAGAAGCGGCTCGAGTTTCGGCTCGAGCCTCTACTCGCGGCACGAACGTCCATACGATGTGTGAGAACTACGTATTAGGTCATGACATCGATACGTCGATGCCGCATAACATGATGATGTTCAATCAGATCAAGAAGGTTCTGGATGAGAAGGTAGACATGGTTCGTGCTACTGAGTGTACTCTCTTCTCTGATCATCTCAAGTTAGCAGGATCCTGTGACCTGATAGCAGACTACGACGGTCGGCTGTCGATCATCGACTACAAGACTTCTGCGAAGCTCAAGCGTAAGGATTGGATCGAAGGTTATTTCCTACAAGCGAGCCTCTACTCATACATGCTATGGGAGATGACAGGTATCTTAGTGAAGGATATCGTCATCATCATTGGAGTCGATGACTCCCTCGAGTCTCAGATCTTCATTGAACGACCTCAACGATACCTTGAGAAAGCGGTGGATCTGGTTCGATCCTATCACAAAATGTACGGATAAGAAAATGCGGCTTCGGCCGCATTTTTTTGACAATAAGCATGTACAATATTTCGAAAACAAGGTAGGGTGGTATAGTTAGCTAAGGAGAAAAACATTGACTACCATCACCTTCGATTTCGACTACAACCACAATATCTTCGAAACCCTCACCCCCTACTACCCCCACATCACCAACATCAACTATAACTCCAACACCCCTTCCGGAAATCCCGAAATTACCATCACCTTCACCACTCCCGAAATCCTCAACCAATTCAAAACCGAAAACTACCTCTAATTTTCGAAAATAAACATGTACAATATTTCGAAAACAATGTATCCTGGATATATGATGAAGAAGGAAACGAAAATGACTGCTCCTAAGACTATCCTCATCGGTGACCGTGTTCGCTACGAATCTGCTCTCGGTACCATCCGCGGTGAAGTCGTCAAGATCACAAAAGACTGGAATGCCAACCGCGATCTGATTGACTGGATCTATATCCAGTATTACAACGAGAAGTCACCTTCGAAGCACTCCATTGTCCGTCTCGCCGATACGGCTCTCGAGATGATGAAGTTTAAGGTTATTTTTCGTGATTGCATCAACTACGATGCCCTTGCAGAGCAAGCTGCTCATGAACGTATGATGGAGATGTGAGATGAAGTATCCTGAACTCAAATGGGTTGTGATGTGCCTGTGGAAGAACAGCTCGTATTGGGAAGCCATCGCTGCTTTCAACTGCGAAAGCGCCGCTGTCTCGTACAAGGAAAATTGTGAGAATGTCAATGCAGGCTGGCTGACATATAAGATCGAGGAGATCGTTAATGAATCGCGTTGAGTATAATACTGCAGGCTTTGTGATTGTCCAGATTAATCATAAGGTGTTTTTTGCACCATCTTCTGATTGTATCGGCTGGCCTGAAGAGTTTATCGAGAACGCGTCTGAACAGGTCCTTGAAGAGATCGGCTTTCAGTTCTCACATGGTTTAAACGCATACTAAGGAATTGATAATGACTACTATTTCTGCTAAACGCCCGCAGCTCACTGACGGCACCAACGTTAACCTTCGTACGGTAACTAAGTATGCGAAGGAAGCCATGATTGCCCTTGAGCAGTCCGGTGAAACCGAGGCTGCACATTACTTCGAGATGTTTTATGAATATCTGGTTCGAGACGTTTCTAACGGTAAGCCCTTCGGGTTTACCTATAAGTCTCTCGGTCTGTAAGGAGCTTATGATGTCTACGCCGGTGATTGAATACTTTGGTATAGACACCGTTCAGCGAGCAATCGCCGAATACTTTTCCAAACATGGCATCACAGAAGATGTTCGCGAATATCTGATGGACCTCGAGGACGAAAAGCCCGATGACTTTTTTCAGCTAGTTTCTGATTTTATCGAAAAATAAGCATGTACATTTTATTGAAATTTTGGTAGTATGAATAATAAGCTAAGGAGATTGAAATGACTAAGCCTACTTACTCGCTCTTTAAGGAATCCAACTGGGGCACCACTCGTTGGGTGGTTGCAGCGCCATGGAGTTCTCCATTCGGTCGATACCGGACTGCAGCGGCCGCTCGTAAGGATGCGAAGGTATATGGCTTGAAGCTCAAGCGGCGCGAAGATTTTGATTCGCAATATTTTTAAAAATAAACATGTACATTATTTCAAAACTTTGGTAGTATGAATAATAAGCTAAGGAGATTGAAATGAACATCTACACCAGTCAGATTGCTACAGCCCTTCAGATTTCTTTGGAAGCTGCCGCGCAGGTTCAATATCTAATGGAATGTGATGACTTTGATTTCAGCGAGTCTTCAACACGGCAGCTGATCAACGTTGCAAAGCGCACGGTCCGCGACATGGCTTATTTCGACGAATGCTGCTTGCAAGCATCTTAATTTGAAAATAAACATGTACAATATCTCGAAAACTGTGTATAATGATTATATCAACAACGAAAAGGAAAATTCAAATGTTTGACGCACACGTTAATACTGCCGTTATCGCCACTCAGGACTATCTGAAGTCGATTGGCAAAGATTACAGCTTCGAACAGGCCGCAGCTTTGTTCCGTAACGCTGCTTATGTCTGGAGCGACGAAACGGTTTTGGAGGGCTACGATGAGCAGGCTCAATGAGCAGGCTGATATCGAAAAATAAGCATGTACATTATTTTAAAAACAATATAAGGTGAACCTATAATGAAGAAGGAAGCAAACATGAACAAGATTATTCAAGTTATCAATGATATGAAGGCTACTATGACTCCTGCAGAGTTTCGCAACGAGATGCTCACTAGCCTCGCTTTTTTCATTGCGATTCCAATCCTGTTCGCAGGTTTTTGGATTATCACTCCCGCGTAAATTAAACATGTACAAATAGACCATTCTATGGTAGAATGGTTATACCAAACTGAAAAAGGAAACTATATAATGGCTCATATGATTGAATTCCTCGACGGCAAGGCTTCGATGGCTTATGCAGGCGAAACTCCATGGCATCACCTCGGCACGAAGGTCTCGAACGACCTCACGCCGAATCAGATGCTGAAGGCAGCAAACCTTGACTGGAAGGTCAATCCAGTTCCTGCATATGCCGATATCGGTGGTAAGCAGGTTGATATCGGTCACTCAGCTCTGGTGCGCGACGTCGACAATAAGATCCTCGATGTCATCACCAATGATTGGGTACCGAATCAAAACGAGTCAGCTTTCGAATTCTTCAATGATTTCGTTTCAGCCGGTGAGATGGAAATGCATACCGCTGGTTCGCTTCGCGATGGTCAGCTTGTTTGGGCCTTGGCCAAGGTGAAGGATTCCTTCGAGTTGTTCAGTGGTGATCAGGTTGATTCCTATCTGCTCTTCACCAATCCACATAAGTATGGTTGGTCGATCGATGTTCGCTTCACTCCTGTTCGTGTGGTTTGCAACAACACGCTGACTCTCTCGCTCAACAGCCAGTCGAGTAAGATTGTGAAGGTCAGCCATCGTCGCGAGTTTGACGGTGACGTTGTCAAGGAAACACTCGGTGTCGCCAAGGAAAAGCTTGCCAAGTACAAGGAAATGGCCGCTTATCTTGGTTCGAAGCGTTACACCGATGAGAACATCGTCGAGTATTTCCAGCGAGTGTTCCCTGTGACTGGTTCGAAGAAAGATCTCAGCAAGAATGCTGGTATCGCTCTCGAAATCATGGATCAGCAGCCTGGTGCTGAATATGGCGAAGGTAGCTGGTGGCAGGCTTTCAATGCTGTCACCTTCATGACCGATCACATGATCGGCCGCAATGCAGACAATCGTATGACTTCTGCTTGGTACGGTTCGAACAAGAACCTGAAGACGAAGGCACTCGAAACTGCGGTGGAATTTGCAGATGCCGCATAACGTGATTGGGAGAGCTTCGGTTCTCCCAATTATAAATACGTTTATGGTAGAAGAAAACGGTACTTACTTTATAGGAATGTCTCTAGAAGTGAAAGACGATGAGATCGTCTTCCCTGTAGTATTCCATACGAAGGATTATAAAGAAGCTCTCACACTGACTCGGTGTATCACCGGTGGTGATCCAAGGAAGCGAGTCATGTTTGCTGATATTGATGGAAGGTTCTAAAATGAAAAACCTAATTGCATCTGTAATTGCTGCAAGCATGCTCATCTCTGCTCCAGCGCTTGCACAAAATAATGATCGCAATGACCGCAGAGAGTGGCGCGATCAAAATCAACGGCGCGGCGGAGGTTGTGGTTGGCTCTGTGGAGCTATCATCGGTGGTGTTGTTGTAGGTGCACTCTCGTCGAATAATCGTAGAGACTCACGTAGGGATCCTAACTATAATTTAGACCGCAACACTGATAATAACTACTATCCGCCAGATTATAGATATGATAGACGCTATTGTGTTCGCGAACAGATCACTGAATGGCGCTATGGTGAACGCTACGTTTACTGGGAAACTCGTTGTAACTAAGGAAAATATATGAAGAAATTTGTTGCTCTTGCGCTTTTGGCGCTATCTACTCCTGCGATCGCACAGACACAGAAGACGCCTGTCGGTGCGACATATGATACTACCATTGTCCGTGCGATTGATGGTGATACGATTGTCATTACCGCGCCGTATCTACCAGCGCCTTTGAAGCCTGAACTCGGCGTTCGAATCTTTGGCGTTGATACACCTGAAAAGAGCTTTCGCGCCAAGTGTGAGAGTGAGAAGAAGCGCGGAGAACAGGCTTCTGTCTTTGTCAAAAATTTGATTGTTTCTACAAAGAAGCATCAAGTTGTTCTGTATGATTGGGATAAGTTCGGTGGTCGTGTCCTCGGAGACATGCTATTCGACGGCATGAGCCTTCGAGAGCTGCTTATCAAGAATGGTTTTGCACGTGCATATTTTGGTGATGCAAAGCAGTCTTGGTGCAATTAAACGTGTACTAAGAAACCCTCTGTAACTAAAGAAAATATAATGTGTGGGGCAATG